AAAAATATGTGTCCTTCTTGCCTGGAAAGCCTGGCACATCACAGTATGTGACAGACAAATCGGTTAAGACCACATTAGACAAAAATGACGAACTATCAATGATTGTCATTGATACACTTGGTACGATTTCTGGGAAGATCAATACTGTTATTGAAACCTTCAGTAACATGTCAAAGGCATCAGATGCAACCGACTACAAGAATTCATCAACGTATTATGTCGATGTTATAAACTCACAGTCACAGTATGTTTACTGGAACTTGGCTCCAACAAACTCAGGCGATGCCAACTCAGTTGCATTTGGTTCATTAGCATCCGCTGTATCATCTGTTCCTGGAACGGATCGCTCATTCAAGACATTCTCAACTGTCATTCAAGACACATTGGTTGGTGGTGCAGCAGGATCAGTGCCAGATACGGCAAGTGTCAAAGCCGCATACGATGTGTTCGAAAATGTTGAAGAAATCGACGTCAATTTACTATTGACTGGCAACCATCTTGGAACAGTTTGTGCATATGTCATTGAACTGGCTGCAACGAGGAAGGATGCGATTGCTTTTGTTTCACCACACCTTTCAACATTCTCCGGTACTGCATTCAACGTAGAATCTGCAGGCCCATTCGTTACACGCAGCACAATGGTTACCGATTTGGAAGCATTCAAAACCGCACTAAATGTATCAGATCAAATGCAGTCGTATGGTGTCATGGATACTGGATACAAGTACATTTATGATCAGTACAACAAAAAGTATCGTTGGGTCCCGCTTAACGGTGACGTAGCTGGTATTTGCGCTAGAACAGATGACATAGCTGACCCATGGTGGAGCCCAGGTGGTTTCAATCGTGGTGGTGTTCGCAACATCATCAAGCTATCGTTCAACCCAAATCAATCAGAGCGTGACGTTCTTTATCCAAAGGGCATTAACCCAGTTGTTACATTCCCTGGATCAGGCACAATTCTGTTTGGTGACAGGACAATGCAAGAGAAGCCTAGCGCATTCGACCGCATCAATGTTCGTCGTTTGTTTATCATTCTTGAGAAAGCAATTAGCGTTGCAGCTAAGTATCAGTTGTTTGAGTTCAACGACTCATTCACCCGTGCCCAGTTCAAGAACATGGTTGAGCCATTCTTGCGTGACATTCAAGGTCGCCGTGGTATCACAGATTTCAAGGTTATTTGTGATGAGAGCAATAATACAGGAGAAGTTATTGACCGTAATGAGTTCATTGCAGATATCTATGTGAAGCCTGCTCGCTCAATTAATTTTATTATGCTGAACTTTGTTGCCACTAAGACTGGTGTAGAGTTCTCAACAGTTGTTGGTGGTTAATAGGAGAATAAAATGAGCATACAAGAATTTAAAAGTAATTTATTAGGTGGTGGTGCTCGTCCGAACCAGTTTCGTGTCGAGTTAACCTTCCCGGGTTTGGTACAGAATGCAAGTGAAGCTGGTCGTCGTGCCCAGTTTCTTTGTACCGCATCATCCCTCCCTGGTTCTGAGATCGGTGTTGCTCCTGTATTTTTTAGAGGTCGTATTCTACCTCTAGCAGGCGAACGCACATTTGCACCATGGAATGTAACTATCATCAACGATACAGACTTCCTTATTCGCAATGCATTCGAGTCATGGATGAATGGAATCAACGACCTTAGGTTTGCTACAGGCGTTACTTCTCCAACAATTTATACTGCTGATATGTCTGTCCATCAGCTAGATCGCAATGGTCAAACATTGAAGTCATATAAGTTTGTTGGTACATGGCCACAGAACATTGCTGAAATCCCATTGTCGTTCGCTCAGAATGACGTTGTTGAGGAATTTCAAGTTACATTAGCATACACACATTATGAAACAGAATTCACAACACCTAGTGTTGGTGTGACTGTAAATATCTAATAGATAGGTAATTTATATTATGAGTATGATGACCGAATTAGGTAATCTATTTGGGCTTTCAATAACTAAAACATCAAAAGCTGGGGATCCGTCCTCAGCTGTTGGTGAGCCTATTAATGATGATGGATCGACAATTGTTGCTCCCGCTTCTGGTGGTGCGTATTATGGTGTTTATATGGATGTGGATGGGGCAACCAGGTCTGACATTCAAGCCATACAACAATACCGCACTATGGCAGGTTATCCCGAAGTTGATATGGCTATTCAAGATATTGTCAATGAGGCCATACCACATGAAGATGATAAACCACAAATCGACATAGTTCTTGATGAACTTGAAATTTCTGATGTCTTGAAGGATAAGATTACAGAGGAATTTAAATACCTCTTAACTAAACTTAAATATGCATCAAAATCGTCTGACATATTTAGACGTTGGTATGTTGATGGTCGCATGTTTTATCAAATCATCGTTGATAAAGAGAATTTGAAGCGTGGTGTGTTGGAACTGAAACCAATTGACTCCACAAAAATCCGCAAAGTAAAAGAATACATTAAGGAACGTACCCCACAAGGTATCGATATTGTTAAAAATATAGTCGAGTACTATGTTTATAATGAATCGGGGTTCTCCAATCAAGCAGCAACTGCTGTTGGTCAGTCTAGTCAAAACTCCCAAGGTATAAAAATAAGTCCGGACGCTATTGTGTATGTCCATTCGGGCATACTTGATGGTGTGGGTAATGGGCAATTAGTTGGATTCTTGAACAAAGCTATTCGACCAGCAAATCAACTACGCATGTTAGAGGATGCTGTGGTTGTTTATCGTATTGCTCGTGCACCAGAACGCCGCATATTTTATGTGGATGTGGGTAACCTTCCAAAGGGTAAAGCAGAGCAGTATGTCAAAGAAATAATGAACAAGTACCGTAACAAAATGGTATATGATGCCAAGACGGGCGAAGTTCGTGACGATAAAAAATACATGAGCATGTTGGAAGATTTTTGGATGCCTCGACGTGATGGCGGTAAAGGGACGGAGATCACTACGCTGCCTGGGGCTACCAATTTGAACCAATTGGATGATATCACTTATTTCCAAACTAAGCTCTATCAAGCACTTAACGTTCCTATTTCGAGAATGCAACCCGATACAGGATTCTCGCTTGGTCGCTCCAATGAGATATCAAGAGATGAGTTGAAATTTCAAAAGTTCATTGATAAACTTCGTCGCAAGTTCTCAGAACTATTTTTCCAAACACTAAAGGCACATTTGATACTTAAAGGTATTGTTAATGATCTCGAGTGGGAAGAGATATCAGAAAAGATTCATTTCCGTTTCCAACGTGACAACTTCTTTGCCGAACTAAAGAATCAAGACGTCATGCAGTCAAGACTGGCATTACTACAGACTGCTAATCAATTCGCTGGCATATATTTTAGTAAAGAATATCTACAACGCAACATACTCATGCTAACAGATGAAGAACTTGAGGAAATGCAAGAGCAAATGGATGCTGAGGAGAATGATCAAACTGCAACAATTTGGGGTCAAATGGAATTGCAAGCACCTCCAATGCCACCAATGATGGGTGGTGATCCAAATGATCCTAATGCCCAAGGTGGCGGTGATCCATTCGCACAAGGTGGTTTCCCTGGACAAGACGATCAAGGTCCGCCACAAGAAGATGAGACAACTGGTGAAGATCCTACACCAGGTAAGAAATGATAAATAATCAAACACTCAATTATGGAGAATTAAATGAAAGAAAATATTGAACAAATGCTGAAAAATGTGGCCTCGGGAGACCTAGGTGCGGCTAAAGAACAATTTTCTTACATTATTACTCAAAAAGTAGCTGATCGTTTGGATGATTATAAGGCAGAAGTCGGCGGTGAATTCATGAACACCAAGTTGGACGAAGGTGCTGTTGGTCGTATGTTGGGTCACCCAGATTCAGAGCGTGGCAAGGCTAACTCAGCTATGCTTCGGAAAATGACAGCTGGAAAAGGACAGAAGTCGATCAAGTCAACAAGGCATTTTGGTGGTGGAAGAGAACCAGAAACCACATGGCAATCTGTCAATTCAGGCACACACTTCAAGACCGAAAAAGAAGCGAACGACGATCACGATAATTATAAGGGTTAATTATGAGTTCAAGCAAAGTTAAAAAGATTACTAGAACAATCAACGTTGCATCATTCACATGGGCAACAAATGTTCTAACAATCAATACCACTGCAGCACACGGGTTGGTTAGTACCGATGTCGTGGAGTTTATGGATGCAGAATTCCCAAATATGGTTTCTGGTGCAATCACTTACGTTGATGCTGATACATTCACAATGAGTGTAACCAATAGGCATGTGAAAGTTCCTTCGTCTATAGTGACAGGAATTTTCAATAACGGCGCAACTGGTGCACAAGAAACATTCACGTTTGGCTGGGCGAACTACCCGTCAGCATTGATCCAAGTTTCTACCAATGCAACAGGAACGGTTACATGCAAAGTAGAAGGATCACTAGACGGCACTAGGTGGGTCGACGCAGCATCAGCGCAGGCGATTGGAACCAGTAGTGCTTATATGTTTGAGGTGACAAAGCCATACATTTATGGTCGCTTAAATTTCACAGTCGCAGTTGGTGGCGCTTTAGGTAAAGTGACTGCTTCCAAAGTTGTAGCATAAAGGACATAAGATGAAACTCTTAACAGAACTAACAGATCAAAATGTGGAATGCCTGGTTGAGTCAGTCAAAGGCGGTGGAAAACGATATTTTGTGGAAGGCATATGGGCAAGTGCTAATACTCCAAATCGCAACGGTAGAGTTTATCCAGGTGCTGTTATGGAATCTGCTCTTGGGAAGTACAACTCCGACTACGTGTCACAGAAGCGAGCTCTTGGCGAATTGAATCACCCACAAGGTCCATCAATTAACTTAGATCGTGCATCACACATTATTGAAAACCTCAAGCTGGAAGGTAATAATGTAACTGGTCGTGCAAAAATTATGAGCACACCAATGGGCGAAATTGCTAAGAGTTTAATAGACGAAGGCGTTAAGCTAGGTGTTAGTACTCGTGGTCTTGGATCACTTGAGGAAGGTAAAGACGGTTACAAGCATGTCAAAAACGATTTCTTCATTTCGGCAATTGATATTGTTTCTGATCCTAGTGGCCCAGGGTGCTGGATTAAAGGTTTGTTAGAAAACACCGAATGGGCATTTGATGCTGACGGGAACTTAGTAGAAATCGCAAAAGAGTTGGTTATCGATGTTCATAAGAAAAAGATAAATGAAGAAAAGGCGATTAAAGAGTTCGCTAGATTTATTGAGTATCTAAAGGGATAATATGAACGAGTTTTATGTTTATGCAATTGTGAATCCGATAGACTCAATTCCATTCTATATTGGAAAAGGTAAAGGTGACCGGGCATACAGTCATTTAAAACGTAGTCACAATAAAATGAACAATGCTGCAATAAGTGCATTAAACGAAATTGGTATTAAACCTCTTGTTGTTATAATAAAAGACAATTTAACTGAGACAGATTCACTTAAACTAGAACAGACTTATATAGATATTTTTGGTAGGAAGAATAGTAAACAAATTCCATGTGCATATGGATATCCTGTATTGAATAATATGCAGGATAATTCAGGGCTAAATAATAGTGATAAGATATTAGAATCAGTTAAAAGAAAGGTTATTTGCCCAGTTTGTGGTATGACAGGCGGACAATCAGCAATGAAACGATGGCATTTCAGTAATTGTATTAACGATAAAATTTTGAAGTTGAAAAATGAAGGGCACGGACATTCAGAAATTTCAAGAATGTTGAATATTGATAGATCTAGGATCATATCTTTTAATACATTTTTGAAGAAAAGACAATATTGATGGATTTGTGAGGGCAAAGGCCCAGTTTGCATAAATAATATTATCAAGAATAAGGAGAAACACATGAGCATTTCCCTTGAACAAAAAATCAAGATGCTAATGGAATCGAAGCAAGGAGAAGAACAAATCTCCGAAGAATCCATCGAACAGTTGGACGAAAAGGAAACTATCACAACCAAGGGTGGTGCAACCATTACTGACGACGATAGCGACGATAAAGATTCCGACGACAGCGATGAGTCTGAGAAGGACGACGATTCAGAAGATAACGCTGAGGGTGCAGAAGAAGACCCATCAGACGAAGATACAGAATACTCACAAGATCCAGGCGAGACCAAGAAGAACAAAGTTGCCGTTAAAGAGGGCACAGATCCTTTCGGCAAACTGACATCCAATGGTGGTGATTCTTCTGGCGATGCAGGAAAGACTGCAAAGCTGAAGGTCGGCCTAGGTCGTAAAGAGGGCAGCGCAGGTAAGCTTCCAGCTCCTCCTTCAACAGGCAAGACTGATGATAACGGCGACAACGCTCGCCTTAAGTCTGGTCTTGGTAAGAAGGAATCTGGTGGCAAGCTAACTGGCCCAGCAGCAGGCGGTGGTGAAAACCCTGACTCAGCTCGTAATAATGCAGGTACCGATATCCAGAAGGGTGCTGATAAGAACCCAATGGGCATGAAGGAACATATGTCTGCACTATTCCAAGGTGAAGAGCTTTCAGAAGAGTTTCAAGTTAAAGCAGCAACAATTTTCGAAGCAGCAGTTGAATCTGTTGCCGCAGAACGTGTTGATGCGCTTGCAGAAGAATACGCTCAGGAGATCGTAAGGCTCCAAGAAGAGCAAGAGCAGCTTGTAATCGAAGCTGTGCAACAGGTTCAAGAAGAGTTGGTTGATCAAGTTGATGGATTCCTCAATGTAATAGTTGAGCAGTGGGTAGAAGAAAACCAAGTCGCATTGGAAAGCGGGATGAAGGTGGAATTAGTGAACGGATTTATTGATGGTCTCAAGACATTGTTCGCAGAACATTATGTCGATATTCCCGAAGACAAGCTGGATGTAATCGAAGAACAATCAGCAGAAATTGAATTACTGGCAGATGCTACTAATGAGTTGTCAGAGAAGAATGGTGCTCTGATGGCAGAATTAGTTTCATTGAAGTCACAATTGGTTTTCGAATCAGTTGCTGATGACCTGACAGATATTCAGACTGAGAAGTTCAAGGAATTGGTTGAGAATGTTGAATTCACAACCGTCGAGGATTACGCTGAGAAGTTAGAAACCCTTAAGGAGTCATATTTCCCACAAGGTCGTTCGACAGGCGCATCATCGATTGAAACCATAAGTGAGTCAGCTCCGGCTACTGCAACAACTCCAGTAATGGATCAGTATGTCAAGGCTGTAACACAAAATCTACGTTTTAGATAATTTCACAAGGAGAAATATAAATGTTAACTCAAGAACAACTAAATGAAAAGTGGAGTCCAATTCTGGATCACGCTGATCTTCCAAAAATCGACGCACATCGTCGTTCAACAACTGCAGTTCTCCTAGAGAACACCGAGAATGCACTTCGTGAGGAGCGTCAAGCCCTTATGGAAGCTAATGGTTCGTCCATCGGTGCTTTCGACGGCGGCGCAGGTTCCGTTGCAAAAGGTTACGATCCAGTCCTTATCGGTCTAGTTCGTCGTGCAATGCCACAACTTATCGCTTATGACATCTGCGGCGTTCAGCCAATGACAGCTCCAAGCGGTCTAGTTTTCGCATTGAAGAGCACATATGCAACAACCACAGACGTTACCCTTCGTTCAGAAGCATTGTTCAACGAAGCTAACTCCGCATACTCTGGTACAGGCGCACAGGCAGGTTCAAGCCCAGTTGAGTCGACCAATGGTTTGACAGGACACACTGGTACTGAGTGGGACAGCAGCACAGGTTACACCAAGGGTGCTGGTATGGCTACAGCAGTTGCAGAAACTGTTAATCCAGTTGAAATGTCTTTCTACATTGACAAGTTCACTGTTACTGCTAAGAGCCGTGCATTGAAGGCTGCTTACAGTATCGAACTTGCACAAGACCTTAAGGCAGTTCATGGTCTTGACGCAGAAGGCGAACTAAGCAACATTCTCTCTAACGAGATTCTTGCTGAAATCAACCGTGAAGTTATCCGCACAGTTTATCACATTGCTAAGCCAGGTGCTGAACTTACAACTGTTAAGGGTACTTTTGACCTTGACGTTGATGCAAACGGTCGTTGGTCAGTTGAGCGTTTCAAGGGTCTGATGTTCCAGATCGAGCGTGAAGCTAACCGTGTTGCACAAACAACACGTCGTGGTCGTGCTAACTTCATCCTTTGCTCTGCAGACGTTGCATCAGCATTGTCGATGACTGGCACACTTGATACCGGTGCTGCGCTTAACGGTGGTTCATTGAATGTTGATGATTCTTCAACAACCTTCGTTGGAACTCTGAATGGCAAGTACAAAGTGTACATTGACCCATATCAGGCAAACGGCACAACCGATCAGTATTGTGTGGTCGGCTATCGTGGTACATCAGCATTTGACGCAGGTCTTTTCTACTGCCCATATGTTCCTCTACAATTGATGCGTGCTGTTGATCCTGACACCTTCCAGCCAAAGATTGGCTTCAAGACTCGTTATGGTCTAGTTTCGCACCCATTGAGTGGCGATGCAGCTACCCTAGCACAAGCATCAAACTTCTACTTCCGCCTATTCAAAGTATCGAATATTAGCTAAAAATAGTTTGGAAAGCAGTAAAAGAAAATGCCCCTTAATTGGGGCATTTTTACGTTTGCGGCATAAATAAAATGTAGGCCACGAAGCGACAACTTCCGCCTACTCTAGTCATTCAATCATTAAACAGGAGTCTAATATGACCAGCACAAATATATATCCGTACGTGTATAAACTATTTAACCATGACACCGGCTATTACTACATAGGGGTGAGGTGCGCCAATAAAGTAAATGCATCAGATGACACATTATACATGGGATCAAGTAAAAACTCAATTCTAAAAGAATACATTTTTGAAAAGCAAATTATAGCTGAGTTCTTTGATAAAAAACATGCAGCCAAATTTGAAACTGAGATGATAATGAGTTGCAGGAAAGATCCACTGTGTCTTAACAAGGCAGCATGGCCGCACTATACAATGAGTGGCAAAGACCCTTGGAACAAAGGCACAAAAGGTTTGCAAAAACAGTCACCAGAGACATTAGCTAAACGATTCTCTCCTGAGGCACGGAAGAAAATGAGTTTGGCAAAGAAAGGGAAGCCATCATTGAATCCTTGGCCAAAAGGCAAACCAACATCACCCGAATCAAACATTAAACGTTCCAATGCAGTCAAAGGGCGCCCAAAGTACAAGTGCTCATGCGCTATATGTCACATGGAGATAACAGGACACAGCTTATGGCGGCACTACAAAGCTAGACATCAATAAATATATGAATGATTAACAAGTGAGGTTATTATGAAAATAAGTGCATGTATGATAGTGAAGAATGAAGAGAACAACTTAGCCAGGTGTCTCAAGTCCATCAAAGACAAGGTCGATGAAATTATCATAGTCGATACAGGTTCAACAGATGACACCAAGCGTATCGCACAAAAATACACTAAGAAGATATACAACCTTAAGTGGGAAGAGGCGGATGGGTTAGGTAACTTTGCTCGTGCCCGCAACTTCTCCATCAGTAAAGCAACTGGTGATTACATATTTTGGATCGATGCAGATGAGGAGTTGTTCGACTTGTCCAATTCATTTAGGTCATTAATCAACAACAACCCTGAGTCAGTATTGTTCAGGCAGGCGCATTGTTTGCCTGCAGAGGATCATCAATGGAGCGCAGATCAGCTACATGACAGGATGTTTAAACGTGGCGACATTAAATTTGTTGGTGTCATACATGAGTTTCCGTCGAAATCAGATGATGGGCAGCATTACTTGCCGAACTCAGTATTTCAAAATGACTGCTATATTTTACACTATGGACTTGCAAATATGCGTGAGAAGGCACATAAGGCAGTTGTTCGTAATGGCCCACTAGTGGAAAAGAATTTGAAGATGTATCCAAATAGCCCAGTTGCAAAGTATTACCTGCTAGGGTTGTATTGGTCGAAGCAAGCGTTTGATTTGGATAACCCGGAGTATAAGGAGAAGTCGTTTGCTATGTGGGATGAATATTTTATTCATCAAGGCGCATACATGCACAAGCTTGCTGGCGAGTTGATTCAGAGATTTATGATGATGGAACCTGACAAATACTTCAAGAATGGAATCTATCTCGGTCGAACACAAGTCGAAGCAGACTGGTTCGCACACATAAATACATGATGCACACAAGAGGATAAAATATGATCGTCCCAACACCTAATTTAGCTATATGGAATGATGAAACTGGCTATCCAACACCAGGCATCAATGCAACTAACTTCCGCATAGCATTTTCACGACTCCCTTCGGTGGAGTTGTTTGCCAATACAATAACACTGCCGCAAAT